TGCATCACGAACAACAACGTGTACGCCATTTGTGCTAGGTCCAGCATCAAACAGGTTTGCATCGCCCCACTGAGTAGAGAATGTAGATGCATAGATAGAAGCACCGGTATACTTACTAGTGAATGTCAAGTTAGACTTCCAAGTGGTAACAGGAGTTACTGTATGTGAAGTACCTGCACCAACTGCAACTAAGTCAACCGCTGTGCCAGCGTTTGCGTTTGCAAGAGTCGTTGCTAATTTGAAGTTACCAGCATCTGTACGAATAACGAAGTAGAATCCGCCTTCGTCTAATCCTTCGATTGCCGTTCCAGCTCCTCTAGAGTATTGAACAGCTTGACCAGTTGTGAGTCCGTGTGCTGGTTTAACAATAGTATCAGTTGCTAGAATTGCAACTAATCCATCAGAACCATCAAACGTTACTGCCGAACCAGCAGCCGCATCAGATACGGTTGAGATAGCACTGATAACGAGTTGTGTGTTATTACTTAAGGTGACTCTATCGCCAACTCCTGCGTAAGCTGTGATGCCTGCGCTTGTAGTGAAGCCTGTAGCAACACCAGCAGTAGACGAAGGATTAAGTGTCAACGTCTGTGTTCTCGCTACTGCATCAAAGTTACCTGATACGCAGTGAGTTACTGTCAGAGAGTTGCCAAGTTTGCCTTTGTACAATGCATCAAAGTTGGTGCTAGTTGCGGCAGCTGCCGTAGCATCCGCTGTACGAGTTACAAACAACGCATCGCTGTACGATAAGAAGTTTGCTGCCGAGAACCAAGTTTCGTGGTTAGTCCACGTTGTGGTCAAGGTATTATCGGTATAGTAAGTAGCTGGTTTGCCGAAACGAGCAAACAGTTCTTTCTCCGATGTAACTAGAATTCTTTGTCCCGTTGGACCCCAACGAAACACACCTGCTATAGCGCCCTCTGTGGTTGCAACGGCTGGGGTGACGTTTGTCAGGTCGATTTCACTGATGTTAACGCCTGGACTTAGTTGAAAAGCCATATCTCATTTCTCCTTGTTTATTTGTAAGTTATAAACTTCTATTATTCTTTGTATTTATAAAAATAGCAATTTAGTACTGTAGCCATCTTCCCGATCCAATCATAGGATCATCAATTATCTCATGGTCATCGTAGTTGTTAAAACCGATAGGCAGAAGGCTTTCCATTAGTTCTTCTTCATTTCTGGATCTCAACTTGTCTAATGTATTTATGTCTGTGATTTCTCGGAAAAATAGCTGATCCGTCATCCACGCAAACAACACAAGACCCATTACTAGGTCATCGTGACACCCTGATTCTGCTTCATAGGAGACTCCCCGCCTAGAAAACGTAGAGAGTTCGTTGATAGTTTGGAAATCGTTGATTATAAGTTGATCCTGCTCTATCAACATCTTTAACATGTTGCATCCGACTGACTTTACAGATTTTGTTGTACGTACTCCTTTATCAGAGTTCTTGCTGAATCCAGTCGAAATTCTTTTTCCAGATCTTCCTGCCGATTCTGTAAACATCAGCGTTTCTACCTCAAACTCATAATGAAGAACTTCAGCGACCTGTTCTCCAATATCATTTACTTCTATAAGAGTGTACGCATCGTTATATCTCTTTATAGTTCTATATATGATTTCGGCGTAGTCAATAGGGGTAATTGTGTTATCTCGGTAAATACACGCTTGTTTATACGGCATTGACGTAACATCAATGATGTGAAACGCAGAATAATCTAGACCTTTACCTCTAGATACGTCTACGATACAAGCATACACATGATCCTTTTCGGGTTGCTCATACACTTTCATGAACTGAGTTTCGCCTACTGGATTACGACTGACTAGATTCTTTAGCTTTGATCCTTCGATCAAAGTGCCAGACGAGCCTAAAAAGTTACACTCAAATTCTTGAGAAAACTTCTGCGTATCAAAGTCCATGCCTTCAAGCGTCTCTTTCTTCCACACATCGTCACGACCAGGCACTCTCTGCCATGGCACTTCGATGTAGATGTAACCATTACGATTCTCTCTAGCACCCTCGCAAGTCTTATAGAAGTGGTTAAGACCGTTGGGAGTAGAAGTGAATAGAATCTTTGTTGTATTACCAGAGGAGATTGTTGGGAACACAGATGCAAAGAACTCGTCCCAGTTCTCTACGAATGCAGTTTCATCAATATACAAGAATGCGATAGACTTACCACGAATTGCGCTTGATGAAGTAGCGCCAGCGATAA